AGCATGTCATCGCTAGATAACTCTTTACCATCCTCACCCTGATATGTGAAACGTTTAGTTCCATTAGCTTTACGAGTGACAGCAACCTTCATCGGATTCAAAACCATCATGCTCAAAATCTGGCCTGTAATCGGGTCACGAAAAATACGCACAAACGCATTTCCATCCAACAGCAAACTAATCATGCACTGTTGCCAAAACGAAGAAGAATTTATCATCGCATCAGGTCTAGCAACCCAAGTCGGTCTAGGCCTATAAGGAAACGCAATACCATCCTTACGAATATAAGTATCAACAGGTAAAGCCGAAATAGTGTCAGAAATCAAAGACACACAAGCCCACACAGAGTTGATAGACATGGCAGTCGTATAGTCAATGAACGACCCTGCCTGAGTTTCAAAGCTAGTTAGATCACCAGCACCCCAAATAGTTTGAAACGAAATAGCACGAGTTTCGCCACCACCAAGATTACGGAGCATTACTTATCGCCTTTATCTAAAGCCAAACCAAACAAAAGACTTCCCGCCCCAATCACAATTAGACCTGCAGGAAAATAAATCACACCAACACCAACAGCAAGGGTAACTATGCCTAATGCTTGCAAAATCGTAGGTAGCAAATCAATCCTTAGAAAGAGAAAAATTCAGGAATTACTTCCTGTTCCATTTTAGCGGTTGCGCGGTCATACGCGATAACAAACGCAACTGCAGCATCTATCTTGCGGTTACTATGACGGGATTCCTTCACAATTCTTGCCCCCATGCTATCAATCTTCAAAACACAATTATCAAGATGTCTAGCCAGCAATGGATTACCATCATGCGTAAGTGTAGCTTCAGTAACCGAATCAAAAACCTTTTGGCAGGCAGGAATCATACGCCTAGGCGAAGTAGAAGGGAATTCGGAAATCGGCAAACCTAAATCTTGAAGCACCGCCATAGACCTTTGCCAGCGGAAAGGGTCAAACGCAACTTCCTGAACCAGCCTATACTTTTGGCAAAAATCAATAATGGTTTGTTCAACCTGCAAAGTATCTACACGCCAATCCGCAGAATCACTAGGTTGCTTTTCCCATGCTTTCACCAAAAAAACATAAGGCTTTTCTTCTTTAGACTTAGGAACAGTCACACCAACAATGGCGGTTGTATCGCCAGAAAATGAACCATCCACACCTAATATAATTTCGGCATCCAAATCAAGTTCTTTAGGGTCACGCAACCCTGACCAAGAACCTGCAGGCAACCACGCTGTTTGTGAACTAACCCATTGATTACAACGCTTAGTTCTAAATTCCGCTTCAGGTGTTCTTTTCACCATAGATTCAAAATCATCCGCAGAATTCAAATCCCCGTAACCTGGATTGGCTGCAATCCAAGTTGATTCTTGTCTATGATCAGCATCAAGGGGCGCTTCCCACCATGCCATATAAAAACTTGAATCTTCTATTTCCCCGCGGGCAACTTTCTTGCCATATTCGTAAAGGCTGTAAGCGGTTGAATCTTGACCTGTTGAATCTGATTTCACCCCGCAAGTAGTTGTAGCAAGCATGATAGGTTGCCTACGCGAAGCCATAGACAACTGCATAACATCCCACATAGCCCTATCCTGCAAAGCATGAACTTCATCAAAGATAACAGCGGAAGCGTTTAGACCTTCCTTGGAATAAGCTTCAGCGGAAAGAACACGCCAAACAGATCCAGTTGAAGGCACTTCAATAACATCCCTGTAAATGTTGCACATAGAAGCAAGTTCAGGTTCGCGTTCAATAATTTTGCGGGCATCCCCAAAAGTGATTCTGGCCTGTTCCTTTTCAGCTGCACAAGAATAGACTTCACCGCCTTCATCCCCGTTTATCAAAAACCAAAGGCCAAGGCCTGTTATCAAAGCCGATTTGCCATTTTTTCTAGCCATGCCCCAGTAGGCGGTTCTTCGGGAAAACAAACCATTGGCATCAAGGGCAAGTGTTTCTTCCAGCAACTTTTCCTGCCAAGGTCTAAGCCGAATAAGTTCACCTGAACTACCAGCAATAGAATCTTTAGTTAGCGTTACAAAAGTATTTATGAAATCAACAGCATCCGCACCCCGCGAACCAAATTCAAGATTGGTAGGCGTAACCCATGCAGGCGGCCAAGAACTAATCTGATTCAATTACAATAACCTGCGCTTGCTCGCGTTCCTGTTGCCTTCTACGCAACAATTCCATTTTGGATTCCGCCTTGATTTCAGCAAGCCCCAGTTTAGATCTAGCATCAACAGTCAAACCTAACAAACCAAGGTTCTTCACAATCGCAGATTCCAAATCAAGTAACTGGCGGTGAACATGATAATCTTCAGGCTTCTCTACAAACTGGCGTTCCAAAACAATCTGCCTATCCAGTTGCTTACAAGTCAAAAGTAAAAGTTCAACATCAGTTTGCGGGCTAATCCAAGTTTGACCAACACCAAACACCCGATTCCATAACAGCAACCCCGCCCAGTCCAAAGGTTGATGGGGTTCAACCCTGCCAGCATGAAGGGAAACAGTAGCTGAAGCATCAGGTAAGGCACGCTTCCCAGGATTACCTAACGCCCGTTTCTGCTCTAAAGGTCTAGCGGGATTGGCCATGAAAATAGACTAACAAACAAAACCTTGCAACTGCGGGTATCTGCGAAAAAGTTTCGGGGTTTAGAAGAAGGCGTTTCTTCACTAAGAAAGACCCCACCCCCCATTTATGCCCCCTAGGTATAAGGCTTGTAGCGTAGGTGCGTGTTGCCTATAAAGGCTTATCGCCACGCCTACTGTTACAAGATAAGTGCGCAGCTTCTAAGGGGCTATCCAGTTGCCCAGGATTGATATGATCCACGCTGATTTCTTTTCTATCGGTGAACGCTTGCTTACAGATGTGGCAATGCGTAGCGTTAGCCCGCAGGTATGCCCTAGCTAATCTATATCTTTTATCGTTGTATAGTCCCTGCCCCCTAGTGTGCGGTGCGCAATAACTTCCTACCTTGGTTAGTGTTCCGCATTGCAGGCATGGCTTAGGGAATCTATTCATGGTGTTCACAATGCGAGATGGCCTGCGCTTCAGTAATGAAGTTATCCCAACAGTTGTATGGTGCAGGCTTCCATACCACAAACAGATAGAAGCTTATGATTAGGAAACTTATGATGGTTACGGGCATGATTAGGAATAGCCATTTCTTATTCATTCTATTTCTTCTTTCAACGGGTCATAGATGGCTTGAAAACCTAATGCAACATCAGTATTGCTAAGAATACTTATATCCGCTGTATCAGGCTTCAAAGGCTTATCTGCGTGTTTATGTGTCCTACGCCATGACTTGACTAACTGGATGGCTTCTCTATCATCAGTTTCAAATTCTGCACCGCAGGAACATACTTCGCGGATCATTAGAACACCCTAACAAACCTGATTTGATTGTTCTTGAAGTTGGATAGGGGTTCAATAACTGTAGTGCCAAATTCTGCATTGGCATCAATGATTAGACCTTGGCCTAGATAGATAGCTGCGTGATTGAAATCTGTTCGCCCAGGATAAGCAAAAACTACAATATCCCCACGCTTAGGGATTGCTACCCTTGCGCCTAGATGGCCTTGCTTATTGGCACTATGCGGAAGTGTTATCCCCACTTGCTTATACGCCCATCTGACCATGCCTGAACAATCCCACCCTGACACCTGATCACCTGAAAAAACATAGGCGGTTCTATGCGCCCTTGTAGTTAGGTAATTTACTACCTTGCCAAATTGATGGTAAGCGTGCCTGCGAAATAGTTCTTTGTTGAAGTTGCGGGCTACAGGTTTAGATTCTTTAGCTTCTACCTGATTGGGGATAGTTGCCCCAAAGTTTAGGCTTAGAAATACCGCCAAGATTACTATTAGTTTTGTTTTCATTAGGCATCCTTGCCCCATCCAGTTCCATTGAACTTTATTGTTTGTATTCCAAATACGCGGGTAAGTTCTATTTTACAAACCTTACATTTAGGTTTAGGGATGTCCGCAGATAAGGCCTGCGTAACTGTAAAGGTTGCGCCACATTCAGGGCAAACAAAGTTGTAACTTGGCATCTACAACTTCCAAACTGTTCCTGTAAAATCAACGCCCTGTTCTAAGGCAAAACATACAAGCCCAGGGGCAGAATCTTCGCCTGAAGTTGTCCGCCACCAATTAGATCCATTGTCTAGCGTTGCAGCTTGAACCCAATAGCGTGAAGTTCCCCTAGGGGTTGAACCTAATTCTTGAACCCGTAAATGATGGAAATGGCCACTAACACCGATTGTTGCAGCGTGAACTGGTTGCTTACCAAAAGCCTGTTTACGCCACCAATCAACTACAGCGTTAGGGTTATTGGCTTGATGTCCATGCCACATTCCTAAAACATGGAAAGTATCACCGAAAACATCTATCGCCAAGGATTCATCATGCGGGGCAGGTTCAAAGAAAGTTATAGGCAAACCTACTTCTTTACTTAGGCGGGCAAGTGTTCGCCCGATATGAATACCCCAATCATCCGTAGCTTTACCTACACGCTGTTTATTTACCCTGAACTGGCAATGATTGCTTCCAACGCTTAGATAAGTTACAGGGGCGTATTTGCAGATTTGTTTTAGGGTTTCCCATGCTAAAGATGTTGCCAAATCAACCTGTTGCATCAAAGATAAATCATTAGTTGCAAGTTGATGTAAATCTGCAGCATTACCAAAATTTTCAATAGTATCGCCTACATCACAAAACAAAATCTTTTCAGGTTTCACTTCTTTGATTTTGTTGATTAGTTTCACCTGCGTTTCAGCAACCCTATGAATCAACGCTTCAACACCGCCCCTATGATCTACTTTGCCCACCTGCAAATCTGACCATAAAACAATCAAGGCTTTACCTGAAGCAACAGGTTTAGGGGTTACAGGTTTAGTTTTCTTGGCCAAGGCATAAAGTAAAGGCAAATCTTGAACTGAACCAAGTTTGCGCCACCTAATACGGACACTAGACATCCATAAAGGTTCAAGTGGAAAAGGGCGTGCCACCTGCCAGCGTGAAATTCTAGGTTCGCCCACAATCTCTATCTGCTTAGGGTCAATACCCGCTTCAATCAGAAAGGCTTCAACATCCGTAGGATTACCATCCTGAACTGCAGGTAGAACAGCTTCACCGCCCTGCCCATCAAACTGGATAGATGGATTCCAACCTTCAGGGTAAGTAATCTTAGGGGCAACAGGATTATTTAGATCTTCCAACATGAACAGTCCTTTTCCCTATGGTTCTTTATCGCATAATCAGAAACCACAATTCCGCGTTTCTTCAGTTCATTAGATAAAGTTTTGTAAGGCCATTCAGGATTCATAACTGTTGCTTCAAGAATTTCGGCATCTTTATCAGTCAAATCTGCTTTTACAGTTCTAACTTTGCAAGCTGTAATTTTTACAGGTAACTTCAAATCTTCTAACATTAGCCCCTAGTTTCTATCTCATTGAACTTAGGAACATCTTGCCCAGGTTCAAGAATCTTCCTTGCAAGCGTATTAGCCAGAAAGGCCATCATTTCATTAGTTGAAGCTGCAACTAACAGCAAGTTTGCTAAAGGTTCGCGAATACCATCAAAGTCCGCACCCCAAACTAGATTCTGATCGCGTAACAGTTCAACAGCATCCATCAGTTCAGGTTCAAGTTTAGACATCAAAACAAACCTTCAATACGGGTCAAAATGAACTTCAATTCAAGAATCCTTGCCTGCGTAGTTTTAGTGTCCTGTTTAGCCTTTTCCAGCATCTTGATTTCAGCATAAATCAATGCCCTAGTTTGATTGATTCCATAACTTTGACCTGACCTATAACCTGCACGCCAAATCCCCATAACAGTTTTAGGGAACATTCTTTCAACAAATCTGTTAATCATTTTCTCGCCAATCTTCTAAATGTTCTAAATATGCTTGCTGCGTTACATAACCAACAATTACAGCCAAACACATCAACGCAAGGACAAGCCCTGACAAACCTAAAATAATCCACAAAATAATTTCAACCATGACTGCAATCCAATCCTGTATGTGTTCCAGTCAAATTCTGGTATTGGATTTCTTTACATGGCGCAGGTTGATGCCAAACCCACATCAAACCTAGACAAACCAAAATAAAGCTAACTACAAGCAAAATAAACTTAGTGTCATTCATCACCAATAACCGCCTTTCCATCAGCAAATAAATCTTCAAAATCAATCTTGCCATCAAGCAACCTAATTGCCTTAGATTTTGGCAATTTCAGTTGATCCTGAATAGTTTGTAAAGCATCAAAATACTGTTGCCGATAAGCAATAAATTCTTCCTGATCCTGCAATTCCTGCAGCAACTTCTTACGCATCAGCAACGCGGTTTTGCCTGCAAAAATAGCATCTTCAACCGCAATCCTTCTAGCTGTGGTAAGGCGTTTCATTTGGCAAATCCTTTAGGTATTTGACTTCCATAGTGTTGCAATCAATAAATACAAAGAACTGGGTTAGGACACTATCAACCCTGATTACATGATTATCCAAAAGAACCTTCAGGATTCTTTCGCGTTCAACCCTGCGAATCATTTCAGCAAAAGCCACAATCTCTTGCGGGGTTAGTTCAGCTGCAACATCAACTTCCACGCATCCGCCACAATTCCAAGTTTTACAAGAATCAGCATGAACAGGTTTACAGTTACAGGTTTCAGTTTCATTTAGTTTGCACATTTACTTCTTCTTTCTTTATTAGGGAAATAACTTGATCTACTGCATCTAAAAAAATTTGGTCAAAATTGTGTTGATTCTCTAGCAATCTAATAATGCGTTCTCTTTCCCGCTGTTCCCCTTGCCTGCGGTAAAACTCTCTAACAGCTTCAGCGTTATCTTTCACATCCGCCACCATGCCCTAAACCCTAGAACTACTACAGCAATCAAAACTGCTTCACCAATAGCACCAACTACAGTTGCACCCGCCCAGGCTGCAAGAATCTGAACACCAAAAAATAGCAAACAAAAAATTAGGCAACCTTTCATTTGATAATCCCCCCGTTAGTTACAGTTTCCCAAACATAAGCAAAAGCCCATCTGCGGGTAGTGCAAATACTTTTAGCAAAAGCATCTAAATCCTGATCGTAAGCATCCAACAGTTCAGGATGTTTCACTAAATCTTTACCGCAATCAATCCATGCCTTGTAACTTGCGCAAGCTTGCAGGAAAGATTCCAGTTCTTCAAACATCAACTTATCTGCCATCATGCGCCTTCCTTCAAAATGTTTTCTTCAATGAATTCGGTTAGAAGGTTTAGAGCTTGAAGGTTCTCTGCGTCGCATAGAAGGTTATGAATT